AAGAACATCCATAGCATTCTTAGCAACTGGCAGAAACGTAGTGCCAATCTCAACCGTCAAAGAATGCCAAGCACCCTTAGCGGCATCCAACTTAAACTGATAAGTGTCTTTTACGTCACCAAAGTCATGGACATCGCCGTTGGCCTCCGCGCGAGCTTTCTTCGCCTCTTCATACAAAGCCATCGTCTTCTTGCTAGCCGCTTCGTCGCCAAACAACTGCGAGAAAACCAGCATGCCCTGATCAGTACCAGTGATTGACTTCATCACCTGACTCACCGTTTGAACAATGTCTTTGTTCTTATTCAGCGTGTCAGAGTAGCCCTCAACCTTCTTACGGGCCGAATCCCATTGCGCCAAAAGAGGATCAAGCTCCTTCTGAGCGTGCAAATCCTTCATCCCAGGATTGATACCGTTGTTCAACTGATCGGCATAATCCTTCGACGCGCCCGTCAAAAGATCGTACTTAACCTTCAAATCCTCAGTGGCCTGAGCGTTCTTATACATCGTGTCCATCACGATCAAGCCACTATCGTTAGCCTGAGCCGCGACACCAGCCGCAACCTTCTGCATCACCCCGAGCATGCCAAAGTTAGGGTCAGACAACTCGCGCGACAACTCGTCAGGTTTGAAACCCATCGCTCCAAGCATGTTGCGCTGCGGCCCGTTCGCATCAATCAGATGCAGCAGTGTGTTCCGCAGGTTCTGCGAAGCCTGATCCGCGCCAGTACCGTTCTGAGTCATCTGCGCCATCGCCACACCCACCTGAGCGATAGCCGTCGAAGCATCCAAGCCCTTATCGGCAATGACCTTCATCAAAGGCTCAAAGTTGTGCAGCGCACCCATGAACTGATCAATCGGAACCTTGCTAGCGCCGATAGCGAACTGCAACTGCGAAGCCACATCGGCGGCTTTCCCCGCCGGCACATGAAAGTCAACCATCGTTGTGGTCAAACCATCCATTGTGTCTTTCAGGTCTGCGCCTTCAACCTTCGCCAACTGTGCGGCAGCCTTCAAGATCACCAACTGATCTTTAGCGTCCTTGAACCCTGCCTTCGCCAAGATGTAGGCGGCGTTCTGCAACGCCTGGGCGCTGTAGCCGACCTGCGGGGCCAACTGCAACATGCCGTCGCCCAACGCTTTAATCTGATCGGCAGACTCCCCCGTCGCAACCTTGATTCGCGTCAACGATGCTTCATACTTGCCGGCGGCACCAACAGAACTCGCGGCAATCAAACCCAACGCGCCCGTGGCAATCATCCCGACATTGTTCATGCGAGTGCCGGCAACAACAGCCGTGTCAGCCATAGCGGTTTGCTTCGCCGCAACAGCGGCAGAAGCATCAGTGGCAGCGGCCTGGGCGAGAGCATAATCCTTGTTCAACCGCATGCCATTAGTGAGCGCGGCCTCATACCGTCTTTGCGCCGCAATCATGCGAGCAGAAGTGGCCTCGACGATCTTGGCGCGAAGCTCATTGATACGAGCCTCAGCAATCTGATAATCGCCCGTAGCCTTCCGCATCTTCGCATACGAAGCGGAAGCGACACTCTCAGTCCGAATCAACTCGGCCTGCAAACCCTTTAAGCCAGCCTCAGCACCCGCACCGAAAGCCATGCTGCTCTCGACGCCGGCCTTCTTAAAAAGCGCCTGAACCTTAGTGACAATCGCCGCCGCAGCGGCCATATCGAAACGAGGCAAAATATCTAGAAAGATACCCTTGTCACTCATCGCTTTCCTCCTCGTTACTTACGCCCAAGTGCATCAAAATTTGTGCCCGAATCTGCTGCTTCTCTTCCGCATCCTCTTCGCGATCAGCGACCTGACTCGGAGACTCCACATACGTCATCTCAAGTTTTTGGCCCTGCAAAGACGCCTGATCGACACGCAACGAACGCAACTCATTCACTGTCGCCGCACGCAAATACTCCTCGACAGACCAATCCCCATCGCGAACCGAAGAAGCGAAAGCCGAATCATCCGGCAACGCAGACACCAACACCAGCAGCCGGCGCGAAGACATCCGACCTTGGTGCCAATCATTCAAATCAATTCCCCGAAACAGCAGATCGGCCTCAATCGCGCAAGCAAACTCTCTTAGGAGAAGAATGGCTTCTCGTCTTTTGGGTCAGCCTCAACCTGCTTCTTATGCTCCGCAACCATCCACTGCCACGCCAACGTCACATCGTTGGAATGACCGCCATGCGCCAGAAACTCGACGTGCGCCTCGTCGCCCAAGATTGCGCGAGCCGAACGAGTCGAAATCGGATCACAAATAACCCCATCGATCTGATGCGGGTCTTTGATACGGGTCAACGGCTCGCCGGCCGTATCCTTCAACTGATCCCCCGTATCGGGATCAATGACAGGTTCGCGATCCAAGCCGTCGCCGCGCTGGAACTTCTCAATCCGCTCCTGGGTGTCATCATCGACAAGCATCGGATGCGGAATCTCCGCAACGAAACCGTCCTCGCACTCAAGCAGAATGGAAGATACCTGCGACATAGCTTCAATAGCCTGATCGCGGAATTCTTCAAGTTTGAAACGCTTCTGGTTTGCGCGCCGCGCAGCCCTGTTAGCCATAATGTTCCCCTATATGGTGTGTGTGTTTGTGTAGTGATGCCGGGTGAATCTCGGCGCAGACCCACTATCTGATCTGCGCCGAGAACACCGCGTGTTCCTCTTAGGCGACGAAAGTTGCCGAAGAGGACGACAGCGAAGCGACCGAAGTTGAACCATTCGTACCTGTAGCGAAAACCTGAACCAGCTTCGCGCCAGCCGCAACACCAATAACCTTGATGGTGACAGTGCCGGTAGTGGTTTGATAGCCAACCGTGTTGAACGAAGTGTCCAACGTGGCGTTAACCCAGGTGACACCCGAATCGGCTGATGTCTTGACCGCATAGGTGTACGGGCTGATGCCGTAAGCCGGCTCCGCGAGCGTGATCGTTGCCTTACCGCCAGTAGTCAAAGCAGAAACCACCGGGGCGGTCTGGCTTGCAGACCAAGCAGTAGAACCAGAAACCCACAGCGGCCCACCACGCAACGTCTTGGACGCGAACCCAGAAGCCGGATCAGGATGAACCTCGTAGGTCAATTCCAAAGAATCCAGACTCTTCGCAGCGAACGTGCGCTTGCCGACCTTCTGCAAAGCCACACGCGGACGAACCTCAGCGATATATTCCGCGTTGCTCATCGCACCATCAACACCGATCACAACCATCTGACGGTAAACAATGTCAGTGGTGATCGGCTTAGTCGATGCGTAGCTTGTCGAGCCAGGAGCAGTCAAGCCCGACAGCGGAAGGTTGTTCCGAAGAACATCCGCAATCGGCTTCGACTCAGCCAGCGAGAACATGATTTCCTCATCGTCCTCGGTGATGTCCGAACGCTGCGCCCGACGAGACTGCCAAATTTTGGTCTGCTCAGTCGCAAACTTGGGATTGAACTCCACGCCACTCTCAGTGAGCGACCCAAGCTCATACCACTGACCGCCAGCGAAGCTGGAACTCAGCAGAGTGGTCTTGAGGTTGCCGTCCGTATCAAACGGAGTGAAAGAAGCAAGGCTTGTAGAGCCGTCCGAATTCCAGTCGCGAACCAAAACGGAGCCATACAGCCACTTGCGGAGTCGGTTGGAGTCGCCCGTCCAGAGCGAAGTCCAAATCTGTCCTGCCATATTTAATTATCCTCTATTGAGTTGTTGTGAAAAGAAAGGTGTTTCAGGTGAGCCGCAAACCCAACTGGTAGCGGCCAACATAGCGTTTGATATTGGGATCGTTGTAGTCCACCCAGGTAGGGGTTTCAACAACTTCGATGTAGTCCACACCGACAGTGACGCCGCGAACTAGGACAGCCGACTTTGCGGTCAGCGCCTTCATCTTGGCGTGCATAGCGTCAGCAGCATCAGAAGCCAACTGGCGCGAGGTGTGGAAGCAGTGAACCGACAGAGTCGGATAATCCGAAATTCTGTCATCACCACCAGACAAGCGATTGACGAGATAGAACGGGAAGGGAGGATCGTTTGGCATCTCGGTGCGAACATTCGTCAATGACTGTTTCAGATAGGCAATGACGAACTCTTCCGAATGCGGGGCCACACCTTTCAAGGTGCTAATCGGCGTAGACAACGTCTACGTCACCTCCCCCACCAAAGTGATCTAGGGTGTGCTGCCGTGGAGCGAACTCGGGCATCCCGCCGGCCATATGCGGAGGAGGCCAACCACTCATGTGAGGAGCGGCACCGTACTCAATCCAATGCGCCTTGTAGTCGCGCGCCCACACACGGGCCTTCATAAAGCCGCCGCGTGTACGCAGATAGTAGATACGGATACTGTTGGCGTAGTCGCCAGGTTCCTCCACATACCCCGACTTCAACGTGTGAACTCGGGACCACGGGTGAGGCAAATCATTCCAGTAACTAACCCAATAGTCCTGAACCTCATTAGCCTTTTCGATCAAGCCAGCACGCACCACCGTCGAGGCGGCAATCGCCTTATCGATCTCAGCTTTACCCAGCACGTTATAGACGATCTGACTAGCCAAAGACATCAGCCATGCTCCTCCTTCGCAATCACCGTGACATGATCAACCATGCCGCGATTACGATGAACCTTCACGCCGACCACCCGCATACGAGTGTTATCCCACAAGATGAAATCCTCAGCCTCGCAAGCCAAAGCAGCGCCGGCCGGCGGCGAGATCACCCGGTGAGTCGCATCACTGTAAGTGGTTTGACTCACCTGATCATGCACACTCATCGGCTGAACCCAACAGTTCGGCATATCGAACTCTTGCTCATCGATGATCGGATTACCCTGCCGGTCAAAATCTCCAGTGGGAACCGCTTTAAGGAACGTGACAGTGTCCGCGCCCCGCTTCACGACACACCCACATCACAGTAACGATCCAAGATCGCCTTATCGTGATGCGAGAACACCAAGCCGTAAGAGCCGCTGTAACGCGCCTCGACCTCACCCACACGGGCATTCATCGTCAAGGTGGGATTGTCCAAGTACTGCTGCGCCAACCGAATGCACACGTCCCTCAACGGCTGTGGTGCAGCCGTATACCCGTGATCGTAAGTGACCCGCAGCGAGCCTGGAAGCCAAGGCCATGATGGGCCGGCATGCCAGCTAGTGCCGGGAAGGCCAGTGGTGTTGTACACCAAACCAGTCTCAGGGACGAACGCATAGTTAGTGATATCGGTCCACGCCATGCCGTAATTGTTTGAAGCAGGAAGCCACGCCGAGACATTGGTGATCTGCACAACCGGAAAATTAGGCAGCATCGCTTTACCCTCATGTGGATCAAGCACCGCCACATCACCAGTCACCAGATCAAACGTGCGACCCGTATAACCTTGGATCGCAGACGTGGCCCAATCAAGCGCCAACTCAACCTGATCGTCACCGTAATTGTTGTTTACGAAAACATCCAATGCCTCAGCGAGTCTCGTCATTTCGTTTCGACACCCTCAGTGCCCTCGGGCTTCGCAGCTTTGGGCCGGCGAACAACCTTCGCCTTCGTATCACCATCATCCTCAACAACGTCCTCTTCAACCTCATCCGGCGTCGGCGTAACACCGATACCAAAAACTTGAGCAAAGACACGCGGCTGAATGATCGACTGATGATACTCATCAATCACACTAATATTGGTTACCGTGTTGGTCACTAGGAACCACCTTTCCAACAGGGTCAGCCTTGGGGCCGACGTGACGCCGACCCCAAGACCGAAACCTTATTCATGGCTTTGGCTATTAGCCGTTCACCAACTGGATTAGCTCAAATGCGCTGGGACGGTACACAAGCAGACCCAGGCGCTCCTCGGCGCGGATCGTCACGTTGCCGTTGACGAAATCGGTGCCATTGGAGTTGGTCATCTGCATGGAGATACCTTCGCGGCGCGCGGCCTGAATGGTGCTGCTATCGAAGTAGCCCACCAAGATCGTGCCCTGCGGAACGGCCGGCGTGGTAACAACCGACACACCCCACAAAGACTGGCCGGCGTTCGCGGACTGACCGTAAGCCAGACCGAAGAACGAACCACCTTGATACTGACCGCTGGAATCTTTGGCAAGCCTAAGAATCTCAAAATCCCTCGGGTGCATCACAATTGCGTTAGGAGTGTTGAAAACAGACAACTGAATATCAACAAACGCATCGAAGATGCCTTCAGCGATAGCAGTGGCAGTCGGGTACACGCCAGTCGAAGCGCCAGTGATCTTGCGACCGTAAGTCAGCGAGGACACGTTAGCCTGAACAACACCAGCACCGTTAGTGCCCGTAGCCGGGAACTTCACGTTCGACACGGCGGTGATGGTCTGAGGCTTGGTGAAACCGCTCGACCGCTGAAGCAGACCGTTCACGCCGGGGTAACCGGAGCCGGCCAGCATCTGCACCTCTTCCTGCCGCTGAATGCCCTCAATCAGGCGACCCTGCAAGAACGAAAACAGTTGCGGTGCGTCCTTGATAGCTTCGTCGCTCAAAACCGCTGCGTTCGCGATCTTCCCCACTTGCTCATACACCCTGGAGAAAGTCTCACTGGAGAACGGGTACAGGGCAGACTCAGCAACAGCACCGGAGTTCATCACCGCAGCAGACTCAGTCAGGTAAGACAGATCAGGAGTGGTGACCGGGATTGAAGAAATCAAATCGGCAATGCCGATCTTGAAGAACAACTGCTCCACAATTCCAGGCAGGAAGGTCGGCAGGATACCGGGACCGAAAGCTCCCGTCAGGAACGGGTTCTGACCAACAGCAGACGGGCCGGTGGTGCCATACAGACCCTCACCCATAATGTTGTTAGCGGAAGTCGAATCCTTCACATCGACACTGAAGTTCAGGTCGAACTGGCTCTTGGGCTTGCTGAAATCATCCAGCGCCTTAACAGCCTTGCGGTACTCAGGATGAGTCAGCATGCTAGCGGCAAGCTGCTTCTTGATCTGGCCCAGGTTCCGAACCTCCATCTGCGGAAGCTCAATCACCTCGCCGTCAATCTCACGGGTGTCGCCAGTCGGCCCCATCTTCGCGGCCAACTCGCTGGCACGCTCCGAATTCTTGACCTCAACCATGTGCGAATCCCACTCGCCCTGAATCTTGTCAAGAGCCTCAGACTTCTGTGACGCCGAGAGATCATCCCGAGCATCAATATCTTTGATGGACTGCGCGATTTCACGCCCACGCGCAGTCAACTGTGCCGTATTCGGCATAATAACTTTTCCTTCTATTTAGGTTGTTAGAAAAGGATTCAGTTCTCAGAGGCGAGAACAGAATCAGCGAGGACACTCATCGCCATCAGGCGTGCCCTCTGTGCCACGGCATCAGCGGCATCATCGGCGGCATCCAAGACGGGTGCAGAAACCTCAACAGGCTCTACAGCGGCCTCTTCAACGGGCGACTCAACGGGTGACACATCGGGTGGCGTGGTCTGAAAAAACGAATCCAAGGCAGCCTTGAACTCATCAATAGTGATATCGCCGGGGATCGCTTTAGCATCCACCGACTTCATGGCGGCTTCCTCAGCGGCTTCCTCAGCAGGATCATCCATAGCGCAACATCCAGCGCCAAGATGACAAGCAGCATCATGGATCGCCTGAATCAGCGAAGCATCGCCGCCGGCCTTAGTAGTGACAAGAGCAGCCATCTTAGAAGCGGCGTCACACTTTCGGCATGAACCAGGAGCGCACGGCGTAGTACCGGGCACCCGCTCGTAACCATCCCAACACTGACAATCTTTGATTGCCGCCGTCTTGGACGACAAAATCATGGCGTCACGGTTAGACGGGATCGCCACAATGCCCACATTCAGTAGCTCGCGGCGAGGCTCACCCGACTTCTTCGACTTATCAGTCAGAAACGCGACAGACACCGTGCGAACATGTCCCTCGCGGATCAGCGTGCGAGTCTCCTGGGCCTGCGCCGTAGAAGCGAAACGGGCCTCAATCATCAACTGGCCGTCCTCGCTGAAATACGGGCGAGCAGAACCCACCGTGCCACGCACACTCATCTCATGGTCAATATCAATCGTGATGTGATCCGGCAGCGGAGTGATCCACTCGCCGCTCTCCAGCTTGTCGCCATCACGATCCAACGAAGGAGTGGAAGCCACCGCGACGAAACCGCCATACGGAAACTCTTCACTCTCTTCAATGTCGGACTCAACGGTAGCGACTACCTGCTTGAGTTCAATGTTCATTACATAGCCTTCCTGGCATGCTCACCGAGCGCCATCTCCACAGCACTCAAGATGTCGATCAATTCCTGCGCGTCACTAGCCTTATCGGCCAAACTCAACGCGAACCGTTTAATTTCGTCTTGCGAACGTCCTCGACCAAGTTCACCCTTAATCGCCCGTAAATGCTTCGACGGCGCAACCGCAGCCAAAGCCCTCGGCGGCTTCACCGCAGGGATCATCGTCGGAGGACTATTATCGTGAGAAGCGACCGGAGTAGCCGGCGGCACAACCGCCACATGATCCGGCGTTTCACCCGAAACCTGACCAGCCAACGTGATCCTCTCAGACGGCTTACCCAACTCCTGCAACGCAGAGTTAGCGAACAAGCTATCGGCCAAAGGATTATCCGACCGATTCAAACCCATGAAATCGCGGCCCTCATTAGGCGTCATCACGCCAGAGTTAACAGCCTTCTGCACAGTCTCACCGCGCTTCTCAGGATCGCCGCGCAGCACCTCATCAAGAGCGAAACGCATCTCGTTCTTACGCCGCCAATACGAACCCACATGCTTGTTAAACACCGACTCCACAAACTGGAGAGGCCCACTCATGCTGTCTCTGTAAAACCCTCGGATCTGCTCGCTGACATTGGAGTAGGTGGCATGATCCAAAATGCCCACCAGAGTCGGCGCAATATCGAAAACACCACACACCTCCACCTGATTCAGCTTCCGGCCCTCAATGAACTGCATATCCGTAGCCGTCAACTGGAACTGAGTAGCCGACACCCCATCCTCAAGGACAAGGGTCTTACCCGCGTTCCCCGAACCCTGGTGAGCTTGATTGAACGCCTCAATCAGACGTTTACGGCCATCCGGCCCCAGCTTCTTCTCCGTAGACATCACAATGTTTGGCCGACCAGAATTCGCCCACATCGACGCAGTAGCGTTGCGACTGGAATCCTCCGAATACAACGTCGAACGCAAAGATTCCAAACGCGACAGGCCGCGCTCAAGTTTACGAGGATTGAACAACTTAAACGGAACAACATCCTCTTGCTGAAACCGCACAAGCTCAGTGCCGATACCGCTGCCGGCCTGGAAGAAATACTCGTACTTGCCGTCCTGCGGATTACGTTTCACCGCCACCCGCGTCGGATGCATCGGCATCATCGACACCGGCATCCCATTGCCGTCCTTGACCAACGCTAGGTAAGTCTCGCCGTAAATGTCGATAGTGGTCTGAATCCACTGCCAAAAACTGTAGTTGTCCATGTACTCGCACGGGTCCGCAACCAACCGCGAATACTGCGAACGGGAATCCATCTTGCGAGTATCACCGTCAATGTCCCACACCTGGACAGGCAGCCGAGCAACAGCGTTCGCACGCTTATCGATCACAGTCCGAACCCAAGGCTGCTGAGAATAAATCTCCCCATACAGGGCGAACTTTTTCTCCAACTCCAAACCGAGAGTCTCAGGGTAGTAGTATGCACTTGAAATCTGTGGGGCCAACTCCGCAAGAGCCTGCGGCGCAACCGAAATGCCGTTAGTTAGCAGCATCAGTCACCAACACCTGTAGATAGGCAATGTTGTCCCGTCCAATCAGTAAATGGCCGGCGGCAGACTCGCCGCTCGACACCACCACTACATCCGTAAACGCAAGATTCGCATCGGCAACAGCGGTCAACACGCCAGTAAAAGCGGGGCCAGTAGTGGGAGTTACATGCAACTTCCTACCCACATAGCCCTTCAATAAGTCCTTTTTACGCATGAGCCTTCCTTAGAGGATCAGAATGTCCTCGGTTTCGTAAACCGACTCAAGGTCGCTACCGCGAGTAACCCAAGCATTCACGGCCATCACCGCAGAAGGCACGGCATCGATGCGCTTGGACGCAACATTGCGATCCGGTTTGTCCGGTCGAATCAAATTAGGGTCATAACTAGCCACCCTGGCCTCGCAAGAATCAAAACACCAGCGCGCCAAAGGATTACCGTGATGCAGGAACCTGCCGCCAACAACCATCTCAAAGATTCTGTGCATGCCATCCGACATATGCGAGAAATCATTCTTGTACGCAAAAATCTCACTTACATACGTCCGAGACTCAATCTCCTGAATCACCGGATCACTTGACCACTGGTCCGCGTCACCGCCCAAAAACACAAACCGTTGAGCGTCTTTAGCAATGTCGGCATACACCCGCTGGAAATCCAGTACGTCGCCCTCAGTGACCGTCAACCAGCCATCCTTGACGAACTGGGTGGCTTTCCCGTTAGTCAGCTTGTCGAGCTTCGCCACAGCCGCCTCGGGTGCCCAATGCCGCCACACCACATCAACTGAACCGTCGCCGTTGGGGAACAAGTAGCACAGAGAGGTCAAGTCCATACGGGCAGCCAAGTCCAAGCCGAACCAGCATTCGCGGCCAGCGAACGCATCCAAAGCATCACGGTTCGACTTAAAGATCGTGCCGGCCGACTGATCCCACAAATCCATACGCATCCACCGAACCGTCGAAACCTGCCACTGATTCAAACGGAACTGCCTAAAACCCATCTCGGCCAAAGGGTTGTTACGGGCCTCAAGAGCCTGTTCGCGCATTGCCTCAACGCGAAGGAAATCGCCCAAAGCAGGGTTCGCGTGTGACCAGTGACTCTCATCAAAAGGGTCTGCGTCCATAGGGGTATTTCGCAGGTACACAAAGGTGTGCGGTGAGCGCGCAGGATCGTCAGCGATCCGCTGCATCTCCTGGTGCATTTGGCCGGCGAAACCCTCCATATCGTTACCCGCAGTGGTGCAAGCAACCATCATCGGTTGTCGCCGCGCACCAGAACCCATACCAGTGCGAAGGGAATCCCACATCTCGCGGCCACGCCAAGCCAAGATTTCGTCGGCACCAACACCAGACGGGTTGGAACCCAAAGCACTTTGAGCATCAGCCGCAATCACCGAATAAAAAGAATTGGTCTTAGTGTCATAGATTCGCTTCTTATAGTCAGTAACCTTCAACCGTTTCGCTAGGGCCGGCGAGAACCGAACCATTTGCGCCGCCACATCAAACGCCAGCGAAGCCTGGTTACGATCACGGGCCACACCGTAAATCTCCGCAGATTCCTCATTGTCCGCAACAAGCAGATAAAGCATGATGCCAGCCAAAAGCTCACTCTTGCCATTCTTGCGAGCCAACTCTATCCAGCACACTTCAAAAGCCCGTTTGTATTCGTCAGACTCTTCAGACCACCGAACCGTGCCAAACAACGGGCGAATGATCTCTTCGCGCTGCCAATCAGCCAACACAAACTTACGCCGCGCATACTTACCCTTCGTATGCACCAAACATTCCTCAAAGAACGCCTGGGCGTGATCCGCGCGGGGAACGCACAGATGATCGCCCTTGCCGGCGCACTCGACGTTATCAAAGGTGTACCCGCAAACCTCCACAAGCACACCCCTCTCCTCGCCTCGTATGCGCCAATTAAGACATAGCTTCCTGACCAAGGCCGGTAGTACCGCCAAAAATTGTTTCAGACAAGTCAGTTACGGCAGGTAGCCGTTAGAACATTTGGAAAAACTGGTTAGGCCGATCACCGTAGGCAAGAATCCAAACCCGCCCGACGCCGCCTGCACCGCCGTTGTTATTGCCGAATTGACCGCCAGCGCCACCACCACCAGGAGCGTTACCGGCCTGACCTAAAGTTGTCGCGGCGGCACCGCCAACATAGGTTTGTCCATTAAAGATCAAATTCCCGGCAGCTTCCCCGTCATTACTGGTGCCAGAGAAATCGGCAGTGCCACCCGCCCCGCTAATTCCGGCCCAGCCAGTAGCAATAGCTGTCGATGAAGTTCCGCTAGCAGAAGCATTGAGGTTTCCACCTGTGCCGCCGGCACTACCAGAACCCACAATCCCAGTAATAGACGTGACACCGAACCCAACATTTACGCCGCGAGTCAGCGTGGCAGAACCGTAAGACCCCTTGCCGCCGCCACCACCATTCCGTAGCAGTGTGCCGCCACTTCGACCACCCTTGCCGCCGCCGAGAACTACAACGTCAATGTATAGCGCCCAATCGGGAATGGAATAGGTATACGCCCCAGCCGTAGAAACCGTTGTAAGTTCACTAGGCATTTAGTACCCCGAACTATCAGAGGCCACACACACAAACTTGCCTACCGCACTGTCATAAATGAAACCAACAAGATGAGTCTTCCCCGCAACCGTCTGAGCCGGCAGCACAGCTACACCCGAAGATTGGAACTTTGCACTATCAAACGTCAAAGTCTGAACAGCGGCAGACTTAATACGAACTAGCAACTTTTGACCATCATTAGGCGTACCAGTAATCGTGATCGTGGTATTAGCTGCAAGAGCCAAAACATTGAATTGATCGTAGAGAGCGGAATCTATAGAGATTGCCGTATTAGATGTTGTGGTTCCTACACGCGGCTTAGACACCACAATGTCAGCCGTGCCATCGAAAGACACACCGTTAATAGACCTAGCTGTAGCCAGCTTAGTTGCAGACAAAACAGCCTTGGAAGAATCGGCAGTGTTATCTACGCTGCCCAATCCGACAGCCGTCTTATCAAGGGTTTGAAAAGATTTATCGCCGCGATAATACTGGGCCGTAGTGCCTGCCGTAATCGTAGGCTCTTTACCTGATAGAGCAGTGCTAGTAGCGGTGGAAACAGGCTTGTCGGCGTCAGACGTGTTATCGACGCTCCCTAAGCCAACATCAGCCTTGACCAGTGAAACGGTTCCAGTCTTACCGGCCACCGACTGCACCGGAGCCGCAGCAGCAGCACGCGCAGTGGTGTGATACAGATTTGTCGAACCCTCCGTAACACCGTCAGTGCTACCGGGACTGGGACTGATTTCAATGTAAACAGTTCCAGACCAGCGGTACACCTTGCCTGTGTCGATAGCGACAAAGATTTTGCCGGCAGTGCCCGTCGCTGGAAACCCAGCTAGGTTCGCGTATTCAAGAACGTCATCTACATAGGACGGCAGTTGGTTAGCAGCCACGGTGCCATTGGCGTCCAAGCCACAATACCCGTTAGCCACGTTCTTGAAGTTTTGCGTTTCCACTACGTTGCCCTCGACGGCAAGCGCACCCGCCGCCGAACGAGACAAAGTGGTATCGCTCGCATGACCAAGCTCAATTGTGCCACCGACCGATACGGTGCCAGCATTAGAGACACTGAACTTAGATGAACCCGCCAACTGGGCATCAATCAGCAACTTAGACCCAGTACCCGTGTTGGACGTTTCAGTAGGGTTAATCAACAATGCTGTGTAGCCGCCCGTGCCCGTTTGGCTCATTGTCGGATTCAGCAACACGCTATAGGTCAGGCCCGACGAGTTGGTGTAAGTAGATGCAACACCGAACGCTGCAACTCCCACACCAGAGGTAGTATTAGTTACCCTCACCGTCCCACTGGTAGAGTTAAAAGCGTCAACAAACAGTGATGCACCGGATTGGAATTGGAGCGCACGGCGCGTCCCAGTCCCCGTGGCCTGTGAGTTAAACACCCAGGTATTTCCAGTGAACCCAGTGCCGACATATTCGGTGTTGGTGGTTTGATCTTGGGTGTTGTAGTAGGTCAGACCTGCGCCGTAAGCTACGGTGGCATACCCGCCCGAAAGGGTTGGGGTAGTTAAAACTTTGTTGCTGAGCGTTTGCGCTGCCACCGGATCAACCGCATAACTGCTCTTCCAATGCGCCGCAGTAGTCGGGTTATTAGATAAAGCAGTAAACATTGCCTGAGTGCCAGCGGCAAGAATCACGATTGTTGCAGCAGCAGAAGACTGAACCGTCACCAAACCCGTACTGTTATTTATAATCGTGTACGTCTGCCCAGACGATACCGACGTAGTTGGCAGAACAACAGTCTGCGCTAACGTGCCGGTGAACTCCTGAATTGGATTACTATTAACCAGCAGAGTAGTAGTACCTGCGGCTGTTGCCGTGGTTAAAAACTGCGGAACAAAGTTTTTTGCGAAAAGAAGCGAGTTGCCGTCCCGCCGCGCAATCGTATTGGCCGTCGACGCGGCTGTATCAGTTAGCCCATTAAGCCTCGACGCTTCACCGTTTGCTACTTTCCAGTTTGCAGCCGTAGTAGGAGTAGCGACTAGCGCGGTCAATTCGGCTGTTGCCCCAGCGACTAAAGTTAAAACCGTCGCAGCAGAAGAAGATTGTATGGTCACAGCAGCAGTGCTGTTATTGAGGATCAAGTATTTCTGACCTGCAACAACACTTGCACTTGGAAGATTAACAGTCTGAGCCGTACTCCCGGTGAACTCCTGAATAGCGTTCCCCGTAGTCGCGTTACTGGAAGTAAGCGTAACGGCTGTAGCAGATGTCACCGTGCTAGTGAAACCTGAAATGAAACTGCGAGCAGCGACGTTAGCGTTACCATCTCGCGTCGGGACGCTATATATGGCTGTACCAGACACGTCTGCACCATTACCGCTGAGATAGGTAGCGTTGAGATTGTTGACGCGAGTAGTCGATGCGACAGTCATAGGTGCCGTACCAGTCGCCACAGTAGACGTGAAAGCATTAGCCGTCAGGTTCGCACTAGCATCCCGCGCACCGATAGCGTAAGCAGTAGCAGAAATGGTAGGAACCAAACCGCCGACCGCAGTCGCATTCAAGTTAGGCACAACCGTCGTAGAAGTGACCGTCAGAGGGGCAGTACCCTGCGCCACCGTTGAAACTAACGTCGAACCAGTCACCGCACCCGTAGACGTGATTGACGTTTTATTCGCCAGCGCCGTCGCAGCAGCATCCTTAGACGCATCCGACGTGTTATCCACATTGCCCAAGCCCACATCAGCCTTAGCCACAACCACCGCGCCAGTACGCCCCGCAACAGACTGCACCGGGGCCGCAGCAGAAGCCCTAGCATTTGTGTAATACAAGTTAGTGCTGCCCTCAGCCACCGAATCTGTAGAACCAGGACTAGGGCTGATCTCGACATACACACTGCCAGTCCAACGATGAATCTTCCCCGTCGCCTTATCGACATAAATCTTGCCAATCTCACCCGGCGACGGGAAACCCGCAAAGTTGGCGTACTCCAGCACGTCATCGACATACGACGGCAACACCCCGGCAGGAACCAAACCAGCACTGTCGAGGCCGGCATAACCATTAGCAACATTCGACCCAGCAACTAACGCAGCAGGAACACCACTCAAGCCACTCCATAACGTAGTGCCAGCAGGGCCAACCGCGCCCGTGTCACCCTTCGCACCAGTGGCCCCGGTCGGCCCCAACAAACCAACAAACCCCACCGAAACCGGATCAGCCACCGACACAGAAACCGGAACAGGATCAGACACCACAACCGAAATGAAATCACCCTGACTAATCACAAAATTCTGATCACCCATCAGCCGTCATACCTCTCAAACCGTCCCACCAACAACGCAAGCTCAGAAGAACCAACCTTCAACACAATGCGCCAACGAGTACCGGTCCGAACCAAATCACACACCGCATAATCCAACACAAAAGCAGCATTAGACCCCGACACAACAGCATCCACCCGCGTCGGCGCAGCACGATCAATATCAATCCACATATAGACAGACGAACCCGCATCGAAACTAACCGCCGAGCCGCCAGAATTCAGGCGCTGAATCGTAAAAGACCGATCACACCCGCGCGTCACCGGAATCACCCGCTCAGCCGGCGGCGCACACACATAAGTCACGATAAAATCCTCTCAGCGCCACGCGAAGGCCCACCCGAATCCGAACCACCCAACTCCACGCCAGCCTTCAAACTTGCCCGATCACCAGGCGTCATCCCAAACCGCGACGAAAACTGAGCCATCACCGACGAACAATCACGCATAATCTGCCAATACGGGCTTTTAATCAGACCGCCGGCCGAACCACGCTCCAAATACTTCCCATGCTCAGAAGGAGACTCCTCCAGCATCTTCCGACACTCATGGTAAGTAGCCACAGCCTCGCAAAACACAACAAACGTATCCACATCCCACTCAGTGAGCATGCCCTTATCGACCAGATCGGGAGCGAGGCGATCCCACACCTTCCGAGCGCCCTCCGACATCGAATCCGGTGCCAAACTAGCCGCCGCCTTAGAAGGAACAGGCTCGTCCCGGTTTAGACGCGATTCAGCCACCCCTGCGATCACTTTCAGATGGTTTGGCCCCGGTTTCGGGCCACGCCTACCCACTAAGCACCTTCAAACTCGACCGCAACATCCAAGAATGCTTCGCATGCGCGTCCTGGCGATCAGCCAAGAAATTAGACAACCCGTGATCCCCATGCTCCTCCGCAATCTCAAACATCATGCGGAAAATACTCACCATCTTGTCGCTGTCATCCAAAAGAACCTGGAGCATCTCCTCAGCCACCAAACCGTCACTGGCATCCGAGATCATGCTCAACATGCTCAACTCGCCCAAGCTGGCCGGCGCAAACAACTGGAGCTTACGAAGATTCTCAGCGAAATCATCAATGATCTCCTGAACCTCCTCATAGATGGTTTGGAACAAGCCGTGATCACTGTAGAAATGCCGGCCCTCAACATTCCAATGGAACCGCTGCGCCTTAATCAGAAACGCATACTCAGAGGCAAAAGCACTCCGCAGGCCCAGGTAATACTGCTGGTCATCGTCCACAATGAAAACCTCTCAACATCTGATAAAATCGCTGTACCCCGGCGGGGTCTTGCTCAGTTAGCTCCTGTCTCCCCCGCCGGGTTCACACACGTCGGGTTAGCGGAGATCGGAGTCACTCAATGATCGGAACGCGGCCAGCAAATACGCGGCGCAAAAACACCCCTACCAGCACTTTTGGCCCTTCCGCGGATCACATGAGTGTGTTTCCGCAGGCAGAGGGCACAATTTCGCAAAAACTGGTATCGTCGCAAGAAGACC